AATGGCTAAAAGACCATGAAAGTGATTATGATGATCGTACAGGCGCTGGCGCTATTACTGACGATCAGGGCAACGACTACGATCCTAACCAAGATGGTGACGGCAAAAAACGTGGCGGTCGTGCTAAGAAACTTGTTGGTGGTCCTGCTATGGGCGACATGCAAGATCCTCGCGTAATGGCTCAAGCAGCACTTGCACAATCTAATCGAGGACAAGTTCCCGTTGGTTTGCTTAACAGTGTTCCTACTACTTCACGCATGTCTCGCTCTGCTGGTTTGAAAACAGGCGGCAAGGCAGAGCATCCAGATGAAGCGCAAGACAAAAAACTTGTGCGTCAAATGGTAAAAATGTCAGCACTCACCGGCAAAAAGCATGGTGGTCATCTCTCAGTGTCTGATGGTGAGATGGAAGGCACTCGCCCAACAGGCGGACGCCTTGCTCGTGCAACTGGTGGCAAGACAGGTAAGGGTAAAACCAATATCAACATTGTGATTTCACCCCACGGCGCAGGTCAGCAAATGCCTCCACAAGGTGGCATGCCTCCTATGCCTCCTCGTCCTGCAGGCGTTCCCATGCCAATGACAGGCGCAGCACCAGCACCACAACCTCCAATGCCAATGCCAGTTCCGATGCCAATGCAGGCACCACAGCAGCCTCCTATGGGCCGCAAACATGGTGGACGCACATATCGCAGCTACAAAGACATGGATGCTGGTGCAGGTAGCGGTGAAGGCCGTTTAGAAAAGAGTGAAATTCAGAAACGCAAATAAGTTTTGATCAGCGGCTGCGCTCCCCGCTGGTTAAATAGGGTGGCGAGGTGACCCCTCTCGCCTTGCCACCCACCTAGTAAAACAAGAGGGAAATCACCATCTGTGAGGGGAAGGTGGACAAATGATAACGTATTCTTCGCATTTTGAACGCGAATTAAAGAATTTGCTTAATGAGCAAATACAGAAGGCAATAGAGGCCATTACAAATCCAATGGCTATTAAAGACTATGCCGAATATCGTCACGCAATTGGTAAATACCAAGCCCTTCGTGAAGCTTTAGAGCTTTGCGATGAAGCCAATAGTATTATCCAAAAGCAATAGAGCAACAGAGGGGAAAAGCATGCCTTTTATGATAATGGAACACGATGTAGATCCACGCCAAAAAATTCTTGATGAAATCGGGGATATCAGTGGGTTACAAATCTTCAACAATCAGGTGCTTTGCGCCATTTACATTCGTCCTCAAAAGACAAAGAGCGGCATTTACATGACCGACTCTTATCGCGATGAGGATCGTTACCAATCAAAAGTTGGCCTTGTTCTCAAGAAAGGTCCATCAGCTTTCGTTGATGAGACTGGTGAATGGTTTCATGGCACTGCAGTTGAGGTTAACGACTGGATTGTACTCCGTCCTTCAGATGGTTGGGCAATCAATGTGAATGGTGTGGCCTGCCGTATTGTTGATGACATCAGCGTACGCGGTTTAATCGATAACCCAGATAGAGTTTGGTAGGTAAATCATGTCAGAAGAATTAAAAGATATTGAACTAGACCTTACACCGAAAGAGGAACCAAAGGTCGAAGACAAAAAAGATGATATAATTGTTGAAAAAGCCGAAGAAAAGCCAGAGAAAAAAGGCATTTCTATTGAAGAGGCGAATCAACAACTAAAACATCAGCTTGAACAAGAAAAATTGGCTCGTTACGAGGCTGAACGCCGCGTTCGTCAGGCTGCAGAAGAGGCTTTAAAAGCTAAAAATGAACTTGATGACACCAATTTTCATTTGGTAAGCAATGCCATCGAGACAGTTAAGCGCGATAACGACATTTTGAAGAACCAATATCGCGAAGCAATGTCGATCGGTGACTATGATCGTGCTGCAGACATCCAACAGGCAATGTCTGTAAACGCTGCTCGGATGTTTGAGCTTGAAAATGGCAAACAAGCCATGCAAAACCGCCCAAAACAGCAACAGCCCGAATATTATAAGGCTCCCGCTGACCCTGTTGAGGCTTTGGCATCGCAAATGACACCAAAGTCAGCCGCTTGGATTCGTTCACATCCTGAATTTGCAACAGATCCAACCATGTACCAACAAATGGTCAATGCCCATAATTTTGCAATCTCTAAAGGTCACGCGGCAGAAAGCGATTCGTACTTTGAAATGGTCGAACGCCTGCTCGATATCGATAGCGATAGCTCATATGTTGAGCCAGAGGCCACCCCAAAGCCAACACGCCGAGCTGCACCTCCTGCTGCTCCCGTATCACGCACTGGTTCATCCACAGGCGGCAATCCAAATCGGGTTCGTTTGACAGCTGCAGAGCGTGAAATCGCTGCCCTCAACAAAATGACTGATGAGGAATACGCACGAAATAAACTTGCCCTTCAACGCAAGGGCGACTTGCCTCGATAAAAACCCGATCAGTACGATAAAGGACTAAAACATGGAAAATGCAGTAAAAAAGACCCCAACGCGCCGCCGCAGTAGTAAGATTACGCAGGCTCTTGAAGACATGGCTCAAAAAAGCTTAGAGATGGAGCAGGATGCCCCTAAAGCCCCCGCAACCTCTCGTCCTCCTATGCGTGATGAAGATCCCCGTTCACGGGCTGCTAAACGCGCCGCAGAGATCCGCAAAACCCTCAAGAACATGGATGATGCGGATGATAAATTTTGGATTGAGCCTCACATGATCCCAGATGGCTGGGTTTATGAGTGGAAGACCAAGATGATCTTGGGCAAAGAAGATCCAGTTTACTTCCAGCGCCTTTTGGCTCGTGGTTGGTCGCCTGTTGAACGCAACCGCCACCCTGAAATGATGCCTTTTGATTCCAAAAGCAACACCATTGAACGTGAAGGCCAGATCCTTATGGAGCGTCCTCGCGAAATTAATGATGAGGCTATCTATATGTGGAAGCAAAAGAATCGTCAGGTTATCCGCGATAAAGAAGCACAGCTTTACGGAGCTCCCGATGGCACCTTCCAGCGCAATCGACCATCCCTCAAGAAGGGGTTTGATTTCGCTATTCCAGAAGGTGATAGTAAGCCAACCGATTAACAAAAAGGGGCGGCGTATAGCCGCCCTTTTCATTTGTATCTTTTTTGTTGACAGAAATAAAAATATTTGATTAAAGGCCAAATGTCTCCCCCCGGTGTTGGGAGATTTAACCTTTCCTTGGTTTCCTGATCGCCCCGGTGTTGCGATGATGGTTACCTCTCTTTGATGGGAGATACCGATCATGGCAAATACATTTGCACCATTCGGTTTCCAACAGTATAGCGGTAACGGCTCTGCTCCTACCTATGAATTGGTAACGGGCTTGATCGCTTACGGCAATAGCACAGCAATTTTCTCTGGCGACCCTATCGTCCAACTTAGCAGTGGTTATTTAGCTCAAGCTTCCAGCAACTCAGCCGCTCAAGGCGTGGCTGGTATTTTTGTAAGCTGCAAATACCTTAGCGTTTCTCAAAAGCGTACTACTTGGCAGTCATACTGGCCCGGTTCAGATGCCGCTTCTGACGTGACGGCTTATTACATTAACGATCCTAATGCACAATTCAAAGTGCAGGCTGGTAACTCAACTAGCCCGATCGCTATTGGCAACCTCGGCAACAACATTGGTTTTGGCGTTGGCACAGGCAACACATCGACAGGTCAATCTGGCGCATATGTTGACGTTACAACAATCAACACAACCAACACATTGCCATTCCGCATCGTGTCGCTGATCACCAACCCTCCCGGCGTGAACGGCACCGACTCAACCACAGCTTACAACTATGTCGTAGTGGCGTTTAACAACGTCTCAACGAAACAGTTGACCGGCATCTAATAGGAGTTTGGACCAATGGCTGTTAATTTAGGTGTCATTAAAGACCTTCTCCTCCCCGGTCTCCGTGGTGTTGAAGGCAAATATGAGCAGATCGATCGTCAATACGACAAGATCTTCACAAAGCACGATTCCAAACTTGCAGTTGAACGTACTGCCGAAGTTCGTTACCTCGGTTATGCTCAAATCAAAGACGAAGGTGGTCAAACACGCTTCGACAACAATGCTGGTGAACGCTTCGTGTACAACCAAGAGCACGTTGAAATTGCTCTCGGCTACGCAATCACCCGTAAGGCGGTTGACGATAACCTTTACAAGACACAGTTCCATCCTTCAAACCTTGGTCTGATTGAATCTTTCAATCAAACAAAGGAAATCTATGGTGCTGCAGTTCTTAACAACGCAACAACATACAACCCATCAGTTGGTGGTGACGGCGTGGCGCTCTGCTCCACAAGCCATCCTATTGACGGCGGCACAGTTGCAAACACACCATCAACTCAAGTTGATTTGAACGAATCCACATTGCTCAACGCAATGATCGGCATCCGTACAAACTTCCGCGATCAAGCCGGTCTTAAGATCTATGCTCGTGGCCGTAAACTTATCGTTCCACCTCAATTGGAACCAGTTGCAGTGCGTTTGACGAAGACAGAACTTCGCCCCGGCACAGCAGACAACGATGTGAATGCTATCCACAGCACAGCTGGTGGCCTTTCAGAAGGTTACTTGGTGAACGACTACTTGACTTCACCTTATGCTTGGTTCTTGCTGACCAACATTGATGGTCTGAGCTACATGGAACGTATGCCATTCGAAACAGACATGCAAGTTGACTTCACAACAGACAACTTGCTCGTGAAGGGCTACGAGCGTTATAGCTTTGGTTATTACAACTGGCGTTCGATCTACGGCTCATTCCCAACCTCTTGAT